AAAGGGGCGTCGACGCTGGGAAAGTCTTTGGCCGACAGCTCGGAAAGACGAGCGCACCTATTCAGGGCCTCTGCATTCGCAGGGGCTTTTCCGTTTTCGGCTCCCCACACCCATTGCCCCGAGCTGGGAGTGCAGCGGACGCCGGATTTATCAATCTCCCCAAGGGGGAGGCAACCCGGATGCCAAACATGCCTGACAAGCCAGACACATGGGCCAAGCTCTGGCTGGCGTTGAGCAATCCGCTAATGGCGGGCGTCATCATGGCCATCACCGTTTGCTTGCTTCGCGTCATCTACGACGGAAAAGAAACCAGCGTGCGCCGGATCATTTTCGAGGCGCTGATTTGCGGATCGCTGAGTCTGGTCGCGTCCAGCGTTATTGAGTGGATGGCCTGGCCTTCAAGCCTATCGATCGCTGCCGGTGGCACGATCGGCTTCCTCGGCGTGACAGCCATTCGCGAGCTGGTGACCCGATTCCTCGGTCGCAAGGCGGATGCCGCATGAAGGCCTTCGCTGCTGCAATCATCATCACCTTGGTCGGCCTGCTCCTCATCGGGATTCAGCAGTCGCGCGTCATCGCCCTGCGCGGTGAGGTGGCATTCGAAGCGAGCGAGAAGAAGAAGGCGGTCGATGCCAACCTCGAAAGCCAGGCCACCATCACCACCCTGCGCGCCGAAGCCCAGCGCAACGCCGATTACCAGAAAGACCTGAACAAGCGTTTACAGGCCAGCCAGGCCAAAGCCAGAAAGGCGGAGAAGAACTTTGAAGAACTCAAACGCAACAGCAAGCCTGTTCGTGATTGGGCTGCTCAGCCTCTGCCTGACGGCCTGCGCGGTAAAGCCGCAAGTGGTAACAAAGACAGCGGCGGTAAGAGTCGAGCCCCCTGAGCTGGTGCCTTGTGAGCGGGTGGCTGATGAAGACCTCGCAGACAACGGCCAGCTGTGGGAACTGAAGAACCAAGCCATCAACCTGCTCGACACGTGCGCAGACCAGGTCGACGCGCAGATCAAGCGCAGTCAGAGCAGGTAACACGAGGGCTAAAGAGGAGACGCGTAGCAAGCTTGAAGGGTTTTTTGATAACCGTCTAAACCACGTTGTAGTTGCTCAATTTGTTGTTCGTCGAAGCCGCCCGTGTGGGGATACTTTATGGAGCTCATTAAATTCGATACTTCTGCGGAAATTGGAGCGCACCTGTCATTTCGTAATGCCTGAACCCTTGCCATCGTATTTTGCAATTGGATTTGTTGGTTGGAGAAAGCTTGGCGTAGATCCTTGACCTCTTGATCTTTCTTTTCACGCTCTATTTTCATCTCGTCATTTTTTGCAGAAAGGGAGGCAAGAGCGGCTTCTTGTTTTCCGTAATTGAGAGAGACGGTTACCAGGGACGATGCTGCAGACAGTAGGAAGGCGCCAACTGCTACGGATAACCAGCTCGGACGATTTATGGTTTCAGTCATCGGTTTCTTGCCTTAAGTGGGCTACTAGGAGAGAGCGAAAGTGCCGAATTGTAATGGATGCTTCGCCATGCGCGAATGGACCAAGGCGAAGTTGATTGATGTGCTGCTCGATGGCGGGGAAGGGTAGGTGTGCCGCGGTTGGGTGCGGCACTGGTGATGCTGTTACAAGCCATTTGGCTGTTGGGAATACCAGTACGCGAAAAAGCCTATTTGGATTGCCACTGAAGATATGATCCAGCGAAAACTCCTCGCATACCAGACTGCAAAGTAATGGAAAGCGGGAGGTCCGGCCAGAAAAGCGATCATGTAGATGATTGTTTCGGTGATTGAGGGCATTTGATGACTCACGGTTGTTTAGTTGGCCCTACCCATTATTCACACGGGGATTTCTCGCGCCACTCAACGTGGGTGCACTTTCTTAACTCCTCCTAAGCACATCCGGATTGGAGTCATTTCGATGGATAGACCGCATCCGCCTGTATCACTGCTTGAGCTGTCCGATCTTTCCGACTTCGGTATCCGCCTGATCCCTGCTCCTGGAGTGTGGGAGTGGCTCCAATCCGAGATCCTCGCCGACACCGGCAGCATCCACAACCCTGACCACTCCCATCTGATCGATGCGGACGTAAGAGTCATGTGGGCGTCTGCTGCCTTCACGAAGAAGGGGCGCACGGTTGTTGGCCAAGCCGAGCAGGTGGCGTTCCGCGCCGGTGGCTGGCAGAGGGCTCGTATGGAGCAGCAGATGCTGGATTGGTTCGGCGACGTGCCGGCCTTCATCATCACCTTGGCCGCTGATTACTGCGCCCAGTGCTCCGACGCTGACTTCTGCGCACTGGTCGAGCATGAGCTGTACCACATCGCTCAGGCGAACGATCAGTACGGCGCTCCCAAGTTCACCCAGGAAGGATTACCCAAGCTTGAGATGCGCGGACACGACGTTGAAGAGTTCGTCGGTGTTGTGCGTCGGTATGGGGCGAGTCCTCAAGTGCAAGAGCTGGTAGACGCTGCAAACAATCCTGCTGAGGTGGGGAAATTGAACATATCGAGGGCCTGCGGAACCTGTCTGCTCAAGTCGGCCTGACTTTGACAGTACTTTGACGGATGCCCACTTATGGCCGCACTCAGAGACGAGGTGAAAGCCTTTGTCGTACAGGCTCTCGCCTGCTTTGATACGCCATCGCAAGTGGTGGCGTCCGTCAAAGAAAGATTCGGGCTCGAAGTGACCCGCCAGCAATGCGAGGCATACGACCCAACCAAGTACGTTGGACGCAACCTGCACGTGAAGTGGCAGACGCTGTTCAACGACACCCGCAAGAGGTTTCGCGAAGAGACGGCAGAGATCCCGATCGCCAACCGAGCGTATCGACTTCGCACCTTGGGGCGCATGGCCGAAAAGGCCGAGAACATGAAGAACATGGCGCTGACTGCCCAGTTGCTGGAGCAGGCAGCCAAAGAAGTGGGCGACGTTTACGTGAATCGTCGCCTCGAACCTGAAAAACCTCTGGGCTCCCAAGCGGACCAGCAGCACGCCGTTGCTGAGTACACCCTGGAGCCTGATGAGAATGTCCCCGCTACCCCGTACCTATGACCCGCCGGTAAAGCTGACGCCGAAACAGGCGAACATCTACTGCTGGGGCTTCCAGCCTCAGGCGCGCTTCCGCGATGCTGTGTGTGGTCGACGGTTCGGCAAGACATTCTTGGGCAAAGCTGAGATGCGCCGAGCTGCTCGGCTGGCTGCTGAGTGGGGCGTGAGCGTCGAAGATGAGATCTGGTACGGCGCGCCGACCTTCAAGCAGGCCAAGCGTGTGTTCTGGCGACGGCTGAAGCAGGCGATCCCTGAGGCCTGGCGTGCACATCGCCCGAATGAGACGGAATGCTCGATCACGCTCAAGTCGGGCCACGTCATGCGCGTGGTAGGGCTCGACAACTACGACAACTTGCGCGGCTCCGGTCTGTTCTTCGTCCTGGTGGATGAATGGGCTGACTGTCCATGGGAGGCTTGGGAAGAGGTTTTGCGGCCGATGCTTTCGACCTGCCAATACTCGATACCGGGCATCGGCATGCGGAAGGGTGGTCACGCGCTACGCATCGGCACGCCCAAGGGATTCAATCACTGCTACGACACGTTCCAAGATGGCCGGCCGGGGCATGAGCCTGACCACAAAAGCTGGCTCTACACCTCGCTCGATGGCGGCAACGTGCCGGCTGAAGAGCTGGATGCGGCCCGTCGCAAGATGGATCCTCGCACCTTCCGACAGGAATACGAGGCCAGCTTTGAGAATTACGCAGGTGTTGTCTACTACACGTTCAATCGTGAGGCGAACCGCACCAGCGAAACCATCAAGCGCGGCGAGGCCTTGCACATCGGCATGGACTTCAACGTCATGAAGATGGCGGCAGTCGTGCACGTCATTCGCGACGACCTGCCATTGGCGCTCAGCGAGTTTTCAGATGTGCGGGACACGCCTGAGATGATCGAGAAGATCAAGCTCCGCTTTCCTGACCACAGCATTGCGATCTACCCGGACGCCAGCGGCCAGAACACAAGCAGTAAGAGCGCGAGCGAATCTGACCTGTCATTGCTCAAAAAGGCGGGATTTACCGTGGTGGTGGATTCGACCAACCCCGCTGTGAAGGACCGGGTCAACGCCATGTGCGCGATGTTTGCCAATACCTATGGCGAGCACCGATACCTGGTCAACGTCGACCAGTGTCCGAAATACACGCAGTGCCTGGAGCGCCAGATTTACACGGACAAGGGCGAGCCCGACAAGAAGGCTGGCTATGACCACCTGGTGGATGCGCCCGGCTACTTCATTGCGAAGCGCTACCCGATCAAAACACGCACAGGCGGAACACGCCGAATTGGAGGCTTGGCCTGATGCCAGTGCAATCGACAAACCCTGACTACGACGCGCACATCGCCGAGTGGGAAATGATGGACGATGCCCTCGAGGGTGAGTGCGCCGTCAAGCGTAACGAGCGCAACCTGCCCAAGCCGAGTGGCATGGTCGAAGCTGAGAAGCTCGACAGTGCGGGCAACAAGTACCTCTACGAGAACTACACAAACCGCGCTCAGTACGAGCATTGGG